CACACGCTCAGGACAAGCTTCACGCAAGGCGAATCTTGCATCCTCAAATAGAGGATACGAGAATATCGACCTGAGTGTCGAGTTGTGGAACTTATATAGGTCTACCGTACTGGTAAGCCTAAAGTCCAAGTATACAGGACGAACGTCCTGACCGCAGTACCAATCTGTTCCGCAAGACTCCCTAAAATGACCGAAAATAAAGGTCTTCTCAGGGTTGTGTCTAAAGCCGAGGTACCGGAGAACTTCCAGTACGAGAGCGGCGATAGACCGACGTACGATAATGTCGTCCCCATAGACTCGAAAGTCTCTGGGTTCTTCACCATGCAAGCTTTTGGAGCAAGCATGGCAAATGGCGGCAAATATCAACGTCTGCAAGGGGAAACAGAAGCCGTTGCCCATACTAACGAACTTATGGTAAACATGAGTCTTACCACGGTATCGGTAGCAATGTGACCTAGTATCGTTTAAAAGGCGATACCAGGCCGGCGGAAGGAGAAGCTTAGCGACATTGTCAGACAAGGAGTCTGACGCCGAAGCTAAGTCGATGGTGCAGTAGGGGTTATCACCCCCAAGGCTCCCTCGACGGGCCAATTCGCAATTAGCGAATTGGTCCTTTAGATCAATACCCACACGAGCCAAACGCTCACGTAAGTATTCATCGATCCCCTTCTGATAATAGCCATTTAGCAAAGGCTCAGACGCAATCGACCGCTTGGTCTTAAACGTCTTGGGTACAAAGCTAATGTTATTATGCGTTACCAAATCCACCCGACTCGCTACTCTAGAGGAAAATTCCTCGAAATCGTAGCACACAAACTGGCGATCCGGGTCCCTAAGGACGTAATCGCGAATTTGTGCATGTTTCCATAGAGCCATGGTGCACTTCGAGAGCGCCAAGCGAGTACAGGACCACCTACTAGCCAAGAGTTTCCTGGCTATGTTAGTGCGATTCCCTGTAACTCCTACGCTAGCCCCCGGGCCGAAATCGCACAAGTCATGAATACGATCTAGGTTGGGCAGTTGCCCAATCGTCGACCGTATCCAACGTCTAGCTTCCTGGATCAATTCCGGGTAGCGAAAGCCATCCCCCATTTTGAGGGCGGCCAGACGCTGATTAATCCTCTTACAACGATGCTCTGCTACCTGGAATTTCTTCCAAGCAGCAAGCTCCGGGTCGAAACCCG